AGACCTCATTCGTGGGAACTACTTAATCTTCACGGCCAATTTCGTGGATGCCAACAACACCCCCATCACCCCACCCAGTCCCACTTTGGTCTTGCAGTATAAGTCAAACGGTGTTAATGTCAACCCTACATTTACCCTCGTAGGTGGAACAGGGGCTAACGGGTGGGCCTACTCATGGAACAGTTCGAACGCAGATATCGGAATCGTTTACTGGCACATCTCCGGTGGTTCTATTGATGTGGCCATGGATGGAAATTTTCGTATATCAGCAAACCCGGCAAATCCACAAAGCACGTAACACATGACGGAGGACGACAACAATGGCGAACATAGGGAACCCGGTGAGGAAGCACATAGTGATTCCTCTGGACGAACCGATTCCGGCAACACCGGAACCCCAGCGGCATGCTCCGTCGGCTCCGGTCCCGAAGGAACCAGCACCTCAATTAGAGCCGGTAAAATAATTGGCTATCGAGCCTGGGTCTATCAATCTTGGCCAAGATATCCGTGGTGTCCGAACGAACATCATTTAGAAAGCCTGTATATTCCAGCCATCTGGAAACCCCACGAACTAATGTATGCCAAATGCTACTGCTCCTGTTATGCCACCGGTAAAGACACCATATGTACATCAACCACATATCATGGTATTCATGCCTTCAAAACTATAGAAAGACTCAAAGAAGAAACCTGTCCAAATCCAAACCTCAACCCCACCATACCATCCAGAACCTACGTGTATGGTACCATCGAAATGTGGGGGGATGTAATCGAACACGTAGACGGTTATAGGGCTCAGTATGCCAGAATCAAAACACTGGACGAAATGATTAGAAACGAACCAGAAGAAGATTTACACGAAGCACTGGAAAAACTACGAACACTTTACGGAGTGTAATTTCTCATACTCTTTCAACCAGCAACTTGTACGTGCCAGCCTTCCATGCTGCAATAATATCCAAAGCCTCATCACGACTATTAACCGGGAAACTAGCAACCCGAAAGTTTTCCTCGAAAAGAGAAACGGTGAACTTACGAGAAGCAATATCTGCATTCGTATGGCTCGACTCTGCCAGATACCCAGCCCTCATTACACATCCTTTCCTTCTCGCCACTGCTTAATAATCAGGAGACCTTCTTCCTTGGTATCGACCGGTTCGTGTGACACACAATGACCGCTGTTGTAAAGAGCAACCTTGTAAGTCGTCACCCCAAACTGAGTCTTTTCAGTAATCTTACCGTCTTTCATATCTTCACCTTTCTCTGATGTACCATCGCTTATTTACTACCTCAAAAATCGAACTTGAACTTTTTTATGTGCTTACAATAACTCCGATAAAGCGGTCTTTCCATTCTATATGCTTCCTTCTCCCATGGTAAGCTCCTGTAATTAATATCATACTCATCTACCACCCTGGATTTCCATTGTACTCGACCTATTCCATTTTTATCGGAACTCAATGCCGTCATCTCTCCCATAATATACTGTTTCACATGAACCATCTCATGAGCCAAAGTCCTAAGCAACACTGGTCGAGGTAACCACGCATGCAACTTTATATCATAAAGTAACGGACAAGAAACCACAGCACATTCTGTCACTCCCTTGTCCTTCATCTTCCTGAGCCTGAGGAACACATCAACCTTTTTCAAGTGTTTAATAGGAAGCAACCTCTCGGCAAACCACCGAATGGCATAATGAAGTTCATCCTTAGATACTTGACAATGACCCCGAATCTCGACTCTCAACTACACCACCCTTCCTGATATAATCGTAGGACGGCTCGGAACGTTTGTCAACCAAAAACACACGTTCAACGGCTGGCTTCCAATCTTCAACCCTTCGGATAAACACCTGAGCCGGTTCATCTCTGGGAATCAAAAGGATCACAACCTTCTCAATATTTAGACCGTAGAGTTCATTAACCATAAGAGCATAAGTCGTAGCCTGAACAAAATATGAACCAATATCTTCGGGCTTCTTCGGTTTAGACGACCCCTTCAGGTCCAGAACCACAGTTTCATTATCCCAATCACCAACCAAATCGGCCTTACCGGCCGTTCGTAACCTATGGGACCACAATTGGAGTTCTACACCCTTAACTACAGTAAGATGCTTGTCGAGAACTGGGATTATTCTTGAGAACATGTCGTAATTGATGGGCATCACATTATCCAAATCAGGACCCCACCTATATTCACTCAAGACATACCGTTCCATCATTCGATGAATTGCTTCCCCCCGAGTCAATGATCTTCCTGAAATCCGGTCAGCCTCTTCGTTCCCAACCGCATTCCTCCATTCCTCCAACCACTGCTTATCCATGGCATATCGAAGCACTGTCGTGACTGAAGGATACCACATATCATCAGGTTTACTAGGAGCACAATAAAACCTACCATCAGGATAGGTTTCACAATCTATTTTAAAATCTAGAAGCAAATCAAGAAAAAAAGGCATCATATTAATCAGAAAGTATTAATGGTACTACCGACATGCTTCTTCTTAATCTCACGTAAATGGTCCCTGAACCCGTCTTCTGGTTTTCGCAAACCTCTACCCGAATGAATCAACGGGGCTGCTGGTGCCAAAGTTTGATTCGGATGATCGGTTTCCCACTGCTCCATCTCAGCAATGGTCTGAAGCATCGTCGTCCGTTTTCCTGTTTTGTTATTCACCCAAGTGTAGGTGGGCATCAATTATCCCTCGAACCACCAGCTAAACGAAAATAAACCACATCATCAGGATGCAATTCATACACCCGACCTTCCTGAGTACCATAACATTCCGCTTCAATCTTAAACTTATCGGCAGCAGCCCGATGTGATTGAACCTTACTGGCACATTCATTCAACCTAGTCGTCAAGGTCGGATCAATTACCATCTCAACCCGTTTGCCTCCGGTGACATCATACTCCCGAATATCAACACCGGCATCTTTTGCTTTCTTGATAGCAAGTTCTTGTGCTTCTTTCCAATAAGTCAACCGACCATCATGATACGTGTATTCACACCAAGCAGCAGCACTAATCTGCTTACCAGTAAACTGGAACTGATGTTCATGTCTTTTCATGGAATAGTCCCTGGCACAGCCTCGTTGATGAGTTTAGGAGTGATACCCTTATAAGGAAATTTCTTATCCTTGATAGCATTCAAGAGCCTAGCATCAGCAGGGTCCACCGATTCAAGCAACTCAATCCAGAGTTGCTCACGTCTCTTCGGCTTAAGATTGACTCGGGTAAGCCAATCAGCAGCCGACAACTGAACATCAACCCCTTCCACGAACTTCCACATCTTCGGTGCTAGATGATAGAGAATACCTTGAGCATCATGGGCTTCGCTTGGCTCATACGGAGTCGGACCTTCCGGTAACAACCACTTGATATTCGGGTCGAAGGCATACTGAAAAATAATCTTCATGGCCGGATGCCAGTTCTCCCGTAAGATTTTCACCTTCGTATTCTTATCAGGTGCTGCAGTTACAGATTTCAGTATTTCAGATATTCCTAATCTCATATCTTCACCTTTTTGATATCAACTCACTTCACGGTCAAAAGTATAGATTGAATCATTCCCGGATGCAGCCCACGAAACAACACCATCATTTGATTGTAAAAAAGTTTCAGCAGCCACTCTCTGAAACGGATGTTCAACACCAATCTTCTTACACATCATTGATCGCATTGATTCCATGAAAAACGCCATGTCCTTACCATACACATCTCCATCAGAAAAGTCAAACCCTGCCACATGTAAATGATGAAAAATAATAGGAGTAAGCACTTCCAATGCTCCCCAAATATGAGCTTCTCGAATCTGAAGGATAGCTTCCTTCGATTGCTCTAAACTATTAGGAAGGCCGTCAACGTTTGGAAAATCCACAATATTATTGGCAGGAGGAACAACAGCAGTATTGGATTTCATTCGTTTTTCCCACTGTTCACCTCATATTTATTAGTCCATCCCTGGTATACGAAAACACTTACACCTAACACAACGATCCGTCACCCTCATTCCTGGATAAGGATGACCGGGTCCTGTATGTACTTCTTGCCACTTGTGATAACCCAACACACATTTCACCCTATCCCAAAATCCCATCTCAGATGGATAAATTGGCATTGAATCATTATGCCAATCAGACATACTCTTTACGCCATCAAACTCCACACACTATTCATAGCATCAATAAGTGTAGGAACTAAAAAGGGTAAAAGCCACGCAGCCCGATACACAAACATTCCTTGATCGTTCGTTTTGATATCCCGGGGCTCGTTCACCAACCCACGGAGCAACAGTTCCCATTGAGTTGATCTAGTATTCCAATTGTAAAACGCATCGGCATAAGCCTTCTGATGGTCCAGACGATTCTTAATCTGATCAGCCGCCTTAGGATCACGAAGAGCGTTCACAGCCATACCCAGAACCGAATAATGTTGTGTGGCATGAACGTTCACATCATCATTCCACTGGTACATCATCGTCCAATTGGCTGCAGTCTCAGGAAGAGCAGCAAAATTTGGATGTACACAAAGCAACTTGGCCGACATTGCTTCCATCAGACAAAGACAACTGGTCTCCATCCATACCGATGGATAAGCAAAAATATGACAACCCTTCAGAGCTTCCTTCACATCCTTATTGGGTGTCCCAAGGTTATGCAACTTGACAGTGGGGTCCTTCTCTAAAACTTCAAACAAGGCTTCGTATTCCTTGTCTCGTTCCGGCCAACCATAAAGATTGAACGATGAATACACCACCAGTTCAATCTTCCCATGAGTCTCCTGGAGTTTCTTGAATGCCGGGTAGAGCAACCCAAGACCTCGATGAGGGGTGGATGTATACACCAATCTGACCACCTCATTCGGATCAGGTCTATTCCATTGAGTTATTCCATTCACCACATCTGAATCAATTGGCTCAATCGCATTCAGAAGAACTACACACCGGCCCCACGGAATGTGATAGTGAGCACAGAATGCCTGTTGCTGCCAATTACTGACGAACACGATCTTATGAAACCGATTCCATCCACCTTCACCCAGGGCTTTGTCGGCCTCTGGATCACCAGGAAGATCGTGTTCCCATAAAATCCTGACCTTAGTTTGGTCCAGGTCCCGCATTCTACTGATGGTGATCTGATATTCTTTCATCAGGTCGGCTGGCATTCTCTTTTCGAGTTGCCGAGCCATCAATTCAGTACCACCGGATGAATTAGCACTCACTTCGTTCCACACTATCCCGCTCATTCAACAATGCGCCTCTACGTCTGGTAAACCATCAATCGTATTATAAGTGTGATCACATAACAATTCTACAAAACTGTTTCGCAACTTATCTTCATCCACCCATCTATCAGCCTTTGGTAAAGATGTAGTCACACCAACCACCTCTTCCTCATAATAATCATTAATTGTTCGAAGAACATACAATGGGATTCTCATTTATTAATAATCCCCATCAATATGACACGCATTATGCCACTTACTATCGGCACCAAATATCCCATACCAATAACCATTAAGTTCTTTACATCGAGATTGTGTCATATAAGGGTTGGTTGATGTTTGCCATGCTGGCACTGGCGTATTCATCTTACCAGTATTAACCAGATACAATATACCAGCAAAAAACAAAAACACAAATAGTATGCCTACTGCCGGTAGGATTCCGTTATCCGAAACATAACCATAAAATTTACTACTCACTGGGTCTTCCCTTCAAAAGACAGTCATAAGCATAATCATCCTTCACATCAGTTCGACTGTGAGTCCAGGTTCCACCTGACTTAACACAACTATCAAATGCCTGATAATATCCTTGTCTCGACAATTCACAAGAATACAACAGACTCAAAGTGAGAACAACCACGGCACCAATACTAACCAACCACAAAATGTATGCCTTATCGCTCATCCCACCCGTCGCTATCCTGTAAAGTTCTTTCCTCTCATCGTCCACCCCCCAACCATAAAACAAAAACAACTGAAAGTCAAGCAAGTAAATATTTGAAATGATATTTGAAGCCAAAGCCCTCATACCAGTTCATTCTCCTCAAGTCAGGAAAATGTTAACCGATCCCAAAGTTCGGGACAGGCTGCACCGGCCACCCAAACTCGACTTTACCTACGACATTCCCTATCTGGCCGGTTACAGCACAGATGGCCGTATGGTATTCATAGACCGGCACCTGAAACGATGGTATGGCAAAGTAGATGTTGTCCCCTTCCTGGTAGTACATGAAACTACTGAAAAAGCCCTCATTGATTTCTTCGACCTGACATATCAACAGGCCCATCATATCGCAACCCATTGCGAAAATCAAGCCGTGAATGAGGCTGGTATCGAGTGGGCTTTGGCTTCAAA